ATAATTTATTAGTTGAGCTGTTAAAGGCTCAAGACAGTCTACAGAACATAGAATTTGAGATAAACAATAAGAAATTTGTTTATTACTTCAGGTATATGACATTGTTAGAGAAAACAAGAGTTGAACAAATGTGTATTAAAACAGTTACTACATTTAATGATGATGGTAGTAAAGTAGTTAAACATGAGAAACAAGACAATTTAACACCTATACATACTATCTTAGAGAAAGCACTAGATAAAAAAGGCGATAGAATATACTCACACACTAACCCAGAACACTTTAAAACAGTTAGTCTATTACCAGTACAAGTAGCTAGTGAAGTATCTTATATGATGACTGTAGATGTATTCGGTTCTATGAACCCAGAAGAAGAGGAACAAAACTAATGGCTACAGAACAAGTATATATAGACATAAGAGCTAACGGAGCTGTACAATCTGCTAAAAAGATTAAAGGTGTTGAACAGTCAGTAAAGAACTTAGATAAGACTACAGCACAGTCTTCAAAATCTATCGCATCTTCTTGGGATAGTATAGGTAGGGCAGCAGCATCAGCTGGTATTGCTACAGCAGCTGTATCGGCTGCTACGAAACTTGATGCTTTAAGAACAAGACTTGAGGTTGTTGAAGGTAGTGCTGATGCAGCAGACAGGAAGTTTAAAGAACTTAGAAAGACAGCAGACAGTTTAGGTATAAACTTTCAAGTATTACTAGATTCTTACTCTAAATTTAAAGCAGCAGCAGATGGTGGTACACTTAGTCAAGAAGCACTTAATGATGTGTTTATGAAGTTCACAAGAGCTTCAGCCGCTATGAAACTATCAGCTTTAGATACTGAAAGAGTATTTAGGTCACTTTACCAGATGGCATCTAAGGGTGTTGTATCTATGGAAGAGTTAAAGAATCAATTAGGAGATTCTTTACCTAAAGCTATGCCTTTAGCAGCAAAAGCAATGAATATGACAACACAAGAACTTATGAAACAGGTAGAAGCAGGTAAAATACTAGCCGAAGACTTACTGCCTAAGTTAGCTGATGCTTATGAGAAAGAGTTCGGGTCTAAAGTAGCAATAGCAGCTAGAAGTGTTACAGCACAATTACAAAGAATGGTAAATGCTTTTGTAGACAGTAAAGATGCTGTATTACTTTTCTTACAAACAACAGGGGTGCTGAAAGGTCTTACTGAAGTAGTGAATACTATAAGTATTGCAGCTATGGGAGCTTCAGTGTCTTTCCGAATGTTGTGGGATACTTTGTCTGGTTTAGAAGAGTCTTCTGAGGGAACTAAAAAAGCTCTTGCAGGTCTTGAAGAGATGTGGAGAAAGAGTTCGATAGGTGTTTTCACTAGGTCAGTTAAAGCTTTAGCTACAAAATATATTCCTATTTTAGGTGAGAAAATAACAGTTTTAGCGTCAGATTTAAGAGGTTTAATAACAGTTCTAGGGCTTACTTTTGCTTCTCTTACACTTATCAAAGTTATATCTCTGGCTTCTGCAACATCTATGAGGTTATTTGCAGGGTCTGTAGGTTTAGCAAAAGTTGTAACAACTTTACTTACTAAATCGGTAACTGGGGCAATACAAGCACTAGCAGGTTTAGCAATGAGTGTTGCTTATCTAACTAATGCAGACTTTAAAAAGTGGGTAGATAAACAGGTGGATTCTCTTATAGGGTTAGGAGATAGTTTCTCTGATACTCTAATGGATATAAAAGATGAGGCAGCAGAGCTTCTTCATATGCAAGACATGGCTGAGTATAAACCTATCAAGTTAGAAGACCTTGTAAACATCTCACAAGGAGATGTAAAAAGTAAAATAGCAGAAATTAGTTCTTTACTAGAGGGCTTTAAACCAAAATATAAAGATGTGGAATACCCAAGAAAAGCAGAAGCTGGGAGTCTTGATTTTAATGTAGAGAAGCAGTTATACTACACTCCTGAGCAACAAGCAGAGATAGAAAAACTTAATGCCGACTTAGATGACTTAGTAATGGTACTTGAGGACACTACGGGTACTGTAGGTGATAAAATCAAAACTGAACTTGATGGCATGAAAGAAGGCTACAAAGAAGTAGCTGATCACTGGGGTGAGTCAGCTACTAGAATGAAAGACATCACAAAATCTGCTATGGATGGTATTGGTGACTCTATAACTAACATGGTTATGGGTGGTAAAGCTAACTTCTCTGACTTAACAAGGTCTATTGTAGCTATGATGGTGAAAATGAGAGTTATGCAAGCTATGACAGGTATGGGGTTCTTCCATGGTGGTACACCTGAAGTTAAACACTCTGGTGGTTATATTGGTGGTTCACTACCAAGTCATCATTCAGGGTCATTAAGACAAGATGAAAGAATAGCTAAACTACAAGTTGGAGAAGCTGTTGTGAATAGGGCAGGGGCTTCAAGAAACAGAGGTGCTATCGCAGCTATGAATGCAGGTCAGACTGTTGGTGGGCAAACAGTTCAACAAACAACAGCTGAGATAAAGTTTGAAGTAACTGCAATTGATAGTGCTAGTTTCAACAACTACCTTGTAGGAAATAGACAAACGATTGAGAATATTATCAACAGGTCTTTGGCTACTAATGGCTCAGTAAGACAAACAATTAAACAAGTAGTTTAGATGAATGATTTAACTTCAATACTATTAGACAATCACTCACATTTTGACATAGAGGAAACAGTAAAGACTGGTTCAGCTATGACTTTTGATAGCGGTAAAGAACAAAGAGTTGTAGGCGGTTCAATACCATCATTTGACATAACTTTGACATATTCAAACATCACTCTAGTTAAATATGAATCATTGAGAAGTGTTTATGAATCTAATTTTGCTAATACTTTCAAATGTTTATTCGATAACAGTATAGACAAAAGAAGTCAACTAATGACTAATGATGCTGAGGTATTTATATTTAAAGACTTTCAGTTCACAGCAGATGCTAAAAAGCCACAAATACTAAGTGGAAGAATAACTTTACTGAGTAGTGTGTTTTTTAACTTTAGTGCATACCAAGACTTATTTTCTCAGTCTAGTAGCTACACAGCAACGACTACAACAGATGAAAGCTTTATAGATGTATTGGAAGATGCACAACCAAATCAAGTAAGCTACAAGTACTCTAATCAGTCAATAATGAGCAATATCGGTATTAGTGGAAGACACATAAAAGACAAGGGACTTAAAAGAGCTTGGACTATGACTTGGTTACTAGAAGAAACTGATTTTATTAAGCTATTAACTTTCTATAGGAAAAAGAGTGGTATAATGGGAGAGTTTGGAATACCTGATAGGGGTTATGTACCACACGAATATTATACTTTACAGTTATATTTAAGTGGGTTGTATTTAGAGAATGTAGATGATTATATCAATAGTGATTTTTTAATAAATGAAGCTTCAGATTTTCCTAACCCAGCCACACACTTATTGGTTGATGATGGTATATACACTAAGATTAATGCTAAATTTATGCAGGACAGCTTCAAATATCAAAGAAGACTTGATGGTTTATATCAATCAACAGCAGATTTTATAGAGGTGAGATAATATGGCAATACGAGGAAGAGATGCTAGAGTAAGATTTAATGGGACAAACCTAGGAAATGTTAAAACTTATAAGCTAGACATTAAGCAGGAGACTTTCAATGTCACTACTTTTGGGAGTTCTTGGAATAAGAAACAAGCAGGAAGAAAGTCTTGGTCAGGACAGTTAGACTGTTATTTTCAAGCAGGAAACAGTGCAGAACAAGTACTGATGAACTCTCTACTGACAGGAGTAGGAATAGATATGGCAGTCCATTTGGGAGCTGAAGGTCTTTACTCAGGGATAGTAAGAATAACAACACTTAACCAATCAAGTGAAGTTAGTGGTGTGGTTAAAGCAACTTTTGACTTCAAGGGTTTAGGCTTTATCTACATAGGCGATTATATGGAAGATAGCAACAATTATATAGAAGAGGACTACTGGATATAATGAGTAAAACGATAACTAACAATGCAAGAAACAATGATGCTATAGCAATACTTCATTTATTCGAGTTTGATATGTATAATCTTGATGGGACTTTTAAAGAAACATTGAGGTTTACAGACCACGACATATTCGTAAATGATGGAGGGGTAGAATACACACCACTAGCTATTACTTTTGATAAACTTTCAGAGGACGGCTCAATGCAGTCTGATAGTATTAATCTATCAATAGACAATGTATCAGGAGCTTTAACAACTGAAGCTTTATCAAGTGAGTGGCGAAACAATAAATGCAAGATTGAAAGAGTTATTTATACACCAGCAAGTGATGTTATAGATAGCGAAACATACGAATATGGCTATGGAGATAACTTAGATACTTATCCTAAGCTAGATATCTCAGGACTATCTAAAGACCAGTACATACTATTTGAG